AGCCGATACCGATACTGATCCAACGGATACTGTAGCCGCGCTTCCGCTTGGTGATACATTTGCCGTACCCGTGACACTAACCGAGCCAACACTTCCAGTAACAGAATTGCCAGAAGGAGAGACATCCGCATCAGCGGATACAGATACCGAGCCGACAGAGACTGTCGCCGCATTGCCAGTAAGCGTAACATTTGCATCCGCGCTGACTGAGACAGAGCCGACAGCCGAAGTGCTTCCAGAGAACGGTAAACCGTTTCCCCAAGTTCCATCGCCCCATCCCGTAGTCGATGAATTCCACCCATCAAATGCAACCTTGACATCTGCCACATCAGACCTTACGCAATCCTGATTATTGCGTTACTTGCATCTGGTGTTGGAAAGGCAATGGTAAAGTCACCGCTTGTTGAAGTCTTGTCTGCGCCAAAGTCCAATACAACTACCGCTCTATTAGCCGATCCTGCTGTAGTAGAGGAGTTATAAATTAATGCCCCTCTCGCAGTAATTGAGCTGCTTGACCATGTACTGTCTGCAAAATCCGTTAGTGCTGTTGTGCCTGATGTGGTCGGGTCTACGTTAGTCAGCGTGTTTCCAGCCGCCGTATAACCCGTACCTGTAGCAGACACTTCGTTAGTTGTTGCATAAGCAGTAGTAGATGCTGACATCGTTGCACTGCTTGTGTACAAGGCAATCTTAAAAGTATTGCCTGTACCTGTAGTAGTCGTTGTTCCTCCACCAGAGCCATTGTGAAAATTGTGTATTCCCTGTAAAAGCTCAGATTTAAACGAGGTCGCCACAGCTTGGGTGATCGCCATTATAGTCTCCTTAAAATATCGGCCATGTCTTTTTGATTATTCATTTCCAGTTCGGCAATTAAAGTCGTTCTATCGCTCTTTACAGCCTCATCCATATAGTACTTAACCACATGACGAACCTGTTCTTTAAAAGCTTCTGCCTGTTCTTTGATTAGCGGATGACTGTTTGATCCTACAGAAACAATTGTATTTGTCGCTCTTTCAGCCCAATGCTCAATAGGGAGTCCAGCGTTGTTAGTTGTAACAACATTAACATTCCCAACTTCTCCTACACCTACATCCATCATTGTCTTGCTTGCCTCACTGATCCAGATCTATAACTATCGGTAGTACTATACCCTTCCCCAAGAATTTTAAGCTTACCTAGAGCGTCCTCATATCTAGACATATACAAATTAAGCATATCCGGGTCACCCTTCAAAAAGGTGTATGACTCGACCAAGCAACCATATAGCAATGTGCTTTCAGCGTTGTCTCCAAGCCAACTAGTACCATCACCGGACGCTGTAATAGACTCTGGCTTATAAAAATAATGAAGTTCTGCCGTTAAGTTTGAGCTAGGCGTTGGCCCTAAAATAAAACTATTTTCGTCAAACACAGCATAATGTTTTGGCACACCTTCTGTCGTGCCTACTGGATAAGCCTCTCTTATAAAACTGACATCTTTGAATAAAAGAAATTCGTAGCCGCTATTGTCTACAGCAAGAGAATACGGAGCCAAGAAATCTGAGGGCATACTAAGATAAGCGGTTCCATCAGTAGTTGTGCCTGTAACGTTTTTGCGGAAATCAGGAAGCTGTATTGTTTTTAATATTCTATCTTCAGCTTGCTTAACAATAACGCCTAGATTATTGACAAACGTAGTTTCAGTTGTCTCTAGGTAGTCCTGAATCGCACTCTTTAATGTTGTATATGTCCACGCCATTAGCTTGTTGTCACCGTTACTCTTCCTAATTTAGCTTCTATATCAAGACCAACCGTCCTGCTACCAAGAGAAGTGACTCCTCCGCCAACAGGATTCCAAGCAAAAAGCCTTCTACTTTCATCAAGAGATTGATCTGGTCGCGGATTCCTTAACGCTTGAGGATCATCCATACGGATCTTTCCAAGCTGTAATTGCGGTTGATCTTCATCTAATACATCTTTACCAACCAACAGCCCTGTCGGTCTTTGATTCTCGATCTGAGGAACAAGGTCTTTTTTTGCGTACCGAAAACCTGTTCGATCACAGTAGCCAAAAGCATATTTTCCAGCAGCAAAGCTTGTCATACTGTTGCATAGCCTCCCGGTGAAATATACAAAGATGCTTTTCCTCTATCGGCATCGGCAGCTTCAACCCACTGCTCTTCATAATCTGCTTTTAAGAAAGTGCTTCTATTGGTGTCTGGCCCATACTTAATACTTAGCTTGTAAGCCAAACCGGCAACCAAGCAAGGAAGGAATCTAGATGGAACATCCATGTTGTTGGAGGCAGGAGAACCGGCATCCTCGACCCTCTGCATATAATAATAAATGAGCGTATAAGTCTTTTGGCTGTCTGGAGAAGGCCAAAGATTCACAGAAATCGCAGAAGGATCTTTTTCAACGTAATACTGAAGAGGCTTGCTTTGAGTAAGCTTGTTTGAAAGATGAGCGTATTGACTTATAGACATTCTGTTAAGGGTTTGGTCAAACTGATTGCTTACATCATCAGCATCAGTTCTTATAAATGCTTCTACAATATCAAGCACATCACCAGACAAAGTATATCTGCTAGTGCCAGCAGTAAGAGCTTGGCTGCCTTCTTGAACCGTCCACAGGTTTAATCCTCTGTTTTGCCATTCAAGCATTAGCAGATCAATACTTCTTCTCGCTGTACGATAGTCATAGCCGCCTCGAAGCTGAAGCCCAGCCCTTTCAAAAGCCTCTTCAATGGCATCGCCAAGATCTAATGTAAATGCATATGTTCCGCTAGTAGCCATCCTAGATAAACCTACCTCTAGTCTTGCCTTTTATAGCCTTGCCATCAATAGCCCTAACTCTACCGCCAGCTTTTTTCTGAACGGTTGTAGTGTGTGAAGCTGCGGATTCTATTCCTCGCCTAATCATGTCTTTTTTAGCCAGCTCTTTCGCTTCTTCTTCTTTTTCTTTTCTTTCATTTGCTTTCTTATCGTAATGGTCACGGCCAAGAGTTCCGAGAAGATGTTTGTAAGGGCCGGTTCCGGTAGCAATCCCGTAAGCAGGACTTATAGCCGCAAGTATTTTATCTGGCATATTACTTTTTCCTTTTCTTTTTTCTGGACTCAGACAAAGCGATAGCAACAGCTTGCTTTTTGCTTGTTACCTTTTTACCTGAGCTAGATTTAAGCTTTCCCTGTTTATACTCACCCATCACCTTTTTCACTTTACGCTTGGCGGGCGAGCTGGAAGTTTGTTTCTTTTGTTGCGCTCTAGAAATCGTCACTTGACTCTCAAAGAACCTCTGTTCTTTTTCTTAGAAACCACTTTAAGATTTTTCTTCTTATTATTCAAGGCGTTACCGTCTTTATGATGAACATCCTTTCCATCACCTTTGCTAACAGCGCCTGTCTTCAAAAGCTTACGTCGAGCGGCATTTCTACCTGCTCGACGTTTCTTTTGATCTGGCTTTGAGTGAAAGTGCTTGTACTCTTCTTTGTAGTTTCTAGCCATTAGCCTTTAGCTTTTGCTGAAGCCTTTCTTTTTCTCGGAGCCGATTTAGTCTCTGGATCTTTCTTAGCCGCCTTCGTTTCCGTTTTTTTCTTTGCTGGCTCGTCAGCACCTTTTAAAAGCTCCTTTAACTTAGCCTCAGCTTCAGGTTTACGCATTGGATCAAAAACAACAATGTCATATTCGCCATCAGCAGTCTGACCGCTACCATCTTTGTTTTTAGTGCCAATCTGATAAACCTCTTCGCCATCAGCAAAGTTACCATTAACAAACATCTCAAGTTTAGCCATATCGCTTCCTTACTTGCATGACGATTACATATACATCACCACTAGAATGACCAACAGTTGTAAACTGAATATCACCTGTTGTTCCAGTTGCCTCAGTATCTGGTATACCAAATTCTGAAAAGTCCAAAGTGTCAGACCAATCAGCGGCTAACTGCCATGCCAAAACATCTGTTGATGCATTAAAAAATATCTTTACGCCCATACCAATGGTTTGGTAGTAAATCTTTTCAATAACAACAGACGAGCAGGCTTTGCCGCTCATAGGATCATTAGACAAAGCAGACACATCTATTTTGGTAACAGCAGACTCGCCAGTTCCATCACTTACATTTGTAAAACGAAAGATGGCGTTTTTACCGCCATCCTGTATCGTTTGAGTCGCTACCGCATCAGCCATAAATTACTCCCTACGAAGCTACGTCATACCCAGTGATCTCAATCAGGAAGCGTCCTGCCGTATAGGCAGCGTGGCCGGTTCCTTGACCCACTAAGTATAAGTATTGGTCAGCAGCTATAGTGCCGCCAGCAACCATTGTTCCTGCGGAAGCAGCGCCAGCGTTAATGATTTGAGT